TCGCCTGGCTTATAGATGCAAATGTCTTTAACTAGAGTCCGTTCACTTACTGGGCTGTCTTCGAAGATTGGAAAGATGCCATCTTGGATGACGGCATCAGCAAAGCGCCTAGTGTCTGTAGCATATTTTTTGTTGTCGACGCTTGGCTGCATCCGATAGACCCATTTTTCTCGGTCTGCAAACTCGTTGTTTGTGTAGATTTGTCCATTTGCTGTTGCGAGAAACGGTGAGGCGCAATCAAAAGATACGGTAAAGTTTTCATTGTGATATTTTCTAACAGCCCTTTGTATATCGGTTAAGAGTAATGCCCATTCTAGCTTGCTGGTGCCCAAGAAGTGCATCCAGTCATGCTGCCCTTTTTCTAACAGTCCATCAAACCGCATATCCACTAGCCTACGCAAGATAAGATGGCTGTCGCACATGTTCTGCCCTCCCATTGCCCAACCTTCAAATGGTTGGTCGTGTTGCTTAGGATCGCAGTAATGTTTCATACGGTGATACCAATCATCAGCATCTTTATGGGTTTCACCTTGCAATACATTTAGGAATTTACAGTTACCATTCCGTGCTTGCATAAAGTAATCGTTGTTGATCTCGGTAGCTTTAACTGCTGCGGCATAATCATTGATTCCTGTTGCCTTAGCACCTGCTGGGCTACGAGCAACCCACGCAGGGATATCAAGGATCATACCACGATCCATATACGCATCCATCCAGCTAAGGACTAGCTCACGCTTCTTCTTAGCCTTAGGGCAGTTAGGATCTTTCCAATCTCCTTCCCATACACCTTTACCAATTTGGAATCCGCCAGAGTCGCCCAATACAAACGTGTTATTACGATCACGGTTGCGTACCATATCTTCTTTAGGCGAATGCTTGTTAACATCTAACTCTGCGTGTCCTGCAGAGTATAATGCCCACTTGTACGGGAAGTATGCTTCTTCTGCGTTTAGCCAGTTAAGCCCTTCGATTCCTGTTTCGAAGTCTGCAGGGATTCGAGCAGGATCAACGTAGTTAGGATCATGTCTTTGCTTGCCTACGTAAGTGGCGTAAAATCCACTCAATGCCGGCAAGAAAACGGCTATTTTGCTTTTTCCATCGGGTCCAAGCTGTTTTGCTGTTAAGTTATCTCTTTCCATTTTTCTTTTCTTCCCATATACGTTTCCTAGCATCTGACATTTTTTGTTTTGTTTCGGGTGACATTACTCTTCCTTTAAGTGCTGCACTAATTTTCTGCTTTTGCTCTTCGGTATTTTTTCGCCCTTTATGCGACTCACTAAGTTTAGCACAATGTTCCTCAGTAAAGCTACGACCTTTAAGTGAATCTGCGTATTTCTGAATAGCACTGTTTGTTTCCTTAGTGAGCCCTTTGTTCCAAGGCTCTTTACCTAATCCGGCGGCACTAAGTTTAGCTCGGTGCTCCTCAGATTTTGGCTTTCCTTTAGTAGAAGCAGAGACTTTATCCCCGTGATTTTTAGGTTTATTAAGATTTGCTTTAGATATTTTAGCTCTACCTTGTTCTGTTAAAAACGATCCAATTTCTTTACCTTTGTTCCACGGTACAATACCACTGCACCCGTCACCGCCATCTGTTCTATTATGCAGAATACCTGTACCTAAATCTTTACGGCCATACCAAGCAATCATCCTTCTTTCAATGGCTAATGCACCCAGCTCTGTTAAATTATTTTCTAAAATAACTATTCGGTTAGCATCTGCAGGCAGAACAACAGAATGGTCTTTAGTCCAGGCCCTGTTTTCTTTTCCCTTTCCGATGTAGTAAGGTGTTAAATCTTTTGTACGCAAGTATGCATAAACGTAAAACATAATAGTCTCCTATATGTTTATTTATGCTTTACTTGCGTTATCTACATATTATTTTTGCTGCGCTGGAATAATGTATTCGTAATCAAACAAGCCGCTATCAACTGTGATCATAGCAGCACCTTCGTCGCTCATCTTAAAGGTTTTGTCGCCTGCCAGACTTAGAATAGCAATGATAGCAGCGACTGGCCACTTCCACTCTTTCTTAAGTTCACCGCCAGGTAGGTCGCAGAACACGAAGTTGCCTGCGTGAGTGCTATGATCGCCAAACGAAAACACTAATTTGCCGTTTACACTAGTGGCATTAAAGACTGATTCTTCGCTGTTTGCTTGAGCCATGTACTTCAACCGTTGAATTGCGTTGTTTGTTGGTTCGAAGTCGACATTCCATTTAACACCTTTAAACTTAACTGTTCGAAGTTTTTCGTTAACGATTTCTTGTGACATAAAGCGATAGTCGTTTTTAAAGTCGCCTGCTTTATTTTCGAAATGGAGACCAGACACTACTTCTGCACCGTCCTTAGTAACCTTAGTAGCCTTAACTGACGCACCTTCTTTATATTCTGGAATGTTAAGAATGATGTTTAGTTTTTGTAAGTTTGGCAAGCCAACGGTTGACCCGACAAATTCTTTCATCGGTGCTTTGCAAGTTGCTTGAATAATTACTGAGCGGTCATCAGCAATAGCAGCAATGCTAGTTTCTTCTGTAGTACCGACTGCTTTAACAAGATCAATGAAGCCAAGTCCATATGTGTGTTGAACTACGTCCCGTAGGTAATCGATTAAGGGTGTTGACATAAGTTTCCTTTCAAGTGTGATAATAAAGTATATTTAGATCGTTGATATAAGTCAACGAAAATTTGTTAAACAAGAGGTGATATTTTACCTAAAGTTTGGTGAGCTTTGATAGTTTGCAGTTCGCCAGGTTTACGAATTTCGATCCAACTAATAACTTCGTCTTCGTCATGCAGCTCAATTATATTGAAATCTAAGCTTTTACATAGAGCCACTAACATACTTTTTGGTATGTAACTCATCGAACCATTCTCAACCCTTAGAATACTGTTTGGGTTTTCTCCGTCGTTATAGCTAAACATGCAAACTCCGCCGGGTCTAAGAACCTCTTTAATGTGGATCAAATATTGCTTAATCATATCAAGGGGGAAGTAGTTAAACACGTTCCAAGAAAACACAAACCCAAACTGACCTTGTGGTAACATTGATAGGTCGGTTTCGGATTTAGCCCAGTCAATCAAGTACGGTCTCAAACGAAGTCGGTATTCTGGACTAAACGTAAAGGCAGTAGAATCGAGAAATTCTTTCTCGATATCTACAATGTAGAGCGGGTCGTTTGCTACAAGGTAACTAGTCCACTGACCATCACCGGGTCCGATTTCTAATCCTGGATAATGCCAATCTGAATATACTTGAATTCGGGATATAACTTTTTGTTTAGCTTCGCTACTAATCGGTAGTTGCCGACTAGTTCGTTCGAAACTAACATCTGATCTATTTGTTGCAAAGCAATCGTTAATTTTGTACCCTCTTGCAAAGTAATCCTTGGTGCGTTCTGCTATCCGATGGTCTATTATGCTAATTGCTTTGTGGATGTGCAGAGTTGTAGTGTCGAGAAAGTCTTGTTTAAGCGAATCGACAGTATTGTTTAAATCCATTAATAACGAATCGAGATCGGGGCTTAACGGAACAGTGTACCTAACATCATTTACACTTTTAATGTATGTGTCTGTCTCGTTTTTTAATCCGAGAGATGAGATATTAGATAACAGTAACTTTCTGGCTTTAACAAGTTCGCTTAATTTCATGATAATACTTATTCAAAGGCAAACAAGCTATCGAAATTAGTTTTAATCTGAGTATTGTTCGCAATGTCCCAGTTCAAAACACCTAGCAGGTTTTCTGCTTTCTTATCAACAATTGTTGTTTCCATCAGATCGTCGTCAAACGGTAAGTTCTTAAACCAATCGGGTATATGTAGAATATCAGTTGGGTATGCTACTGATGTAAGGCCTAACGGATTCTCTTTTAGTTTACATACAATAACTTTCATACCATCAAGGATTTTCATAGAGTGCATATCTTTATACATATCTTTAAGGTGGTTGTAGTTGATAGCAGCTCGAACATGACCTGGCATGTTTGCTTTCCCTAGACGTTCTTCTTTAGTGCGGTATCTAGTTAAGTTATTAACTCGCTTTGGTGTACCTTTTTCCCATGGTTGCAGTTCCTTAAAGTAATACTTGAACTCTTTAATCTTAGCAAAAATATCTTCTTTGTGGGTGCCGGTTAACACGTCTTGTAGCACATTAATCAGAAAGTCTTGCACAATCTTAGGTGTATCTGCACGTTTTAAGTCTAGACCCATAGCTTTTAGCTTGCCTAACCCTGGTATTACACCTTTTTTCTTAGCCTTTTCTTCATCATACAAGTCAAGTCGATCACCTTCCATATCATAGATAAGAACTGCATAGCGTTTTTTCTTAATATACAGTCCGGTTGATGCAATAAGTTCTCGCCCACCTTTAATTAGTGCACCATGTTCAAGTGTAGCATGACATGCTTGCTGCATGAATGCAGGGAATGACTCGTTGACTTGGTCAGCAATGCTGTCATATACACTGATGCAAATATCTTTGTCCCATTCTTGTTTGCCTGCTTTAACATCGTCTTTAATAATAGGCCATACACTAAAGTAACAAGAGTCAGTGTTATGTACCAAACAATCATTAGCAAAAAAGTACGGATCTCGGTCCTTAATACTTAAGTCATACACATAATCATCTACTTCACCTATACATTCGATGCTTTTTATTGTAACTGATTCGATATCCATTCTTTTACCTCAACAATAGTACGTTGCTTGTCTTTTTTAAAGTCTGTTTCCCACACAACTAACACTTTAAATCCTAGTTCCTCAGCAGTTTTTAATTTTAACATATCTTTTTGCTGTATATCTATTGCTAACTTCCCACGTATAACTGCATCGGATTTGTATATAGCAGGATTTGCATGCCAGTAGTCTCCATTAAATTCTATTATTAAATTTTTATGTTTTATGTCATACACAACATATGAATTTAGTAATGATGACCATTTTCCAAACGGTTGAGAGTAATTAGTGTACTCGAGTTTATATCCTATTGCTTCTTCTAAGAGTAGTACAAATTCTTTTTCTAGTTCACTTACGTAAGAAAGACGTTGTCTTGATACAATCAATTCTACTGCTTCATCGAGAGAAATGGATAATTTTTTAGCAATTGCAATAGGTGACCCTGATTCTCCTTTTTTGATACATATTTCTTTAAATTTTTTTTCTCCTACTTGTTTTCCATATTTTGTGATTAAGTATTCTTTGGACTTAGTGTATGATTGTTTAGCACAATATTCATTCCACATCTCTAAACCTTTTCCTTCGCCGTGTCTTAAAATCATTATTTCTAACGTTTGGCTTCTTGAACGATTAAACTGGTTGTATTGTTCTTCGCTCCACCCATGCTTTTCTTTTTTGTACTCAAAAGAATTTGATATAGCTTGTTTTGTTCGATACTGTTCCCAGCGAGCATTTCCTTCTTGTTCTCCGTATTTCTTAATTAAGTTTTGTAAGGTTACTGCTGTTGCTTGTGCAAGGATAGGGTCAACTAATGTTGCTCCTGGGTATGCTTGTTTATATTCTTTTCCGTTTTTAAATTTTCCTGTACAGTTGTATTTAAAATGAGTCCATTGTAATCGGGGTAACTCTGCCCCGCACTCTAAGCATTTTGGCATACGGTGATACTCCTGTCTCCATATTATTTATCCAGCAGCGAGATAAACACATCGGTTTCTAGAACTTGCAACGGAGTAACTTCTACTAATGTTCCGTTCCTTAACGCAATAAGGCTATGGTCTTCAGTAACTGTTACGGTTTTATCATTAGAGAAAGTTATTTTATATAACTTTTTCTTAGTTTTGTGCCTCATAACATACGAAACTTCACTCATAACTGGTTTTAGTTCGTTACCGTCGAACCCAATTACTTTTGTATCAATGCCTCCTCTGTACTCTTTTCCTGACGGCGATAGAGTGGTATGTTGACACTGATTAAATAATTCTTCTATGGTCACTTCGCCGTCGTTTGTTTTAATACGGGTGTCGCCGGTTACACTGTCACCGTACACAATAGCTTCACCGGTATGGTCGTAAATACCTGTTACTGCTTGATTAATGTAAGCGTCCATATGGCGTGCAATTAAACGCCCAGTTAATGTAGTAGACTGCCCGATACGCTGGTCAAAGAAACGGCAACCTGCGTTCAACAGTGCACCATAAAGGCTATTCAAATTAATCTTGGTTACAAGTTGTTTTTTATCCCAATACTCTATAGCATTTTTTACTTCGGTGAAATTATTTGGTATAACTTTACCGTCTTTAATTCGCAGTGAATTTTCTTTGCAAAATTGATCAAGTTCTTCTTTTGATCCAGTCTCGAATATTTGTGTTAGACGATCGAAATCGAGATCTCGTAGTTCTGACATTCTTTTGTCCTTGAATTTAAAATTTGATGATTGTGTTTTTGTATTAAATTATAATCGGTTTCGAATACTAACTCCGGAACCCAATTAGTGTGAGTAATTCTTAAAAGTTTTAGTTTATGGTCTTTTGCGATACTATGCTTTTCTAAATCGTTTCTAATTGCAGCAGGGAATCGATGCCAGTATTCTCCGTCGACTTCTACTAGCAAATTTAGTGTTTGCAGATAAAAATCGTAATATTTACCATCTAGTGGATACTGATAAATGTATTGTATACTATTTGCATCCAGAAATTCAATAAACTGTTTCTCTATATTTGTTTTCTTTCCTCTCTTTGGGAGGACGATACCGTGCTCTTTTATATAATCACGTCTTCTAGTAGATAACAGTTCTATATACTTAGAGAATTGTTTACTGTCTTCTCTTCGTGTTTCCCAATTGGCTTTTTGTTTTTCGGACTTAGCTTGTTTGCTTTTGTCTGACAGATTTACAGGCTTTCCGATCTTTTGTTTACTTAAAAGTTGTTTAGTTTGCTCAGTATGTGGCTCGCGAGTCTTTCCGGTGTGTGAGGCAGACATCTTTTTCTTTGTTTCGTCTGAATGTACAAACGAATTGCCTTTTCGGTCTCGCATCAGTTGGCAGGTTTTATTCCTGATAGCGCGATAGTTTTCAGAATCTGATTCTTTAAGACTCTTGTGCATAGATTTAGCTCTCTCGGAAAACTGTGCAGATAACTCAGTTGAGACAATCTGTGCACCCGGATACGTTTTGGTATACATCTCTTTTGTAACTTTGTGTTTAAAATTTATGTGACTTGTTAGGTTTCTAAACTCTTTTTGACATATTAAACATGTTACCATGTTACTTCCTTTTATGTTATTTATACCTACTTAACAAAATTAAGGTATTATAGTAATCTGTTTGGTATCTCGATGCCGTTTGACAAATCGTTAAATTTTTTCTTTCTGAGTTGTTTCTTTTTACGTTCAGCATACCAACGCTTTAATAATCCTGGAACAATGCCTTCTAAGTCGTAAGTAAAGATAGTGCCGTTACCACTAATGCACCAGTTTTTTCCACTATTAAACACTAGTTCGTATACTTCACTAGCACGAAGAACAGTTGACTCGTTGCTGTTATTCCAGTCAATTGTAACTTCGACATCCGTTTTCCGTTCCATTACTGCGGTGTATTCAAGTGTACCAAAAAGTCCGTCCCATGCTTCTGCAAAGGAGTACCCCTTCATCATACGCTTGCCTACACGTTTGTCCTTCATCTTCTCATTGATATAACTGTCTGTCATAATTGGACGCAGTTGGCCAATGATTGTTTCCGGACCCATATTTAATGCACGAATAGTAGACGGGTATAGAGAGTTAATGTCAATTGCACCGATCCATTTATGCATACCTGCTTTTGGTACTGCTACATATGCACCTGCTGCTTGTTCGTCGTTGAACAAGTTGGTATCGTCATCTTCAATACCCCACATTGCTCGTTCAGCAGCTAAGTCGTCATCCTCTAAGATATCAACGTCGGATCCATCACCTTTGTGTTTTCTGGACGGAACGATCATACCACGACGGTGGGATTCTAAAATAATTGCTTGCTCAGTGACCGCCACTGCACCCATAGTTGTAGGAAGCAAAACGCCGTTATCATGGGCAAGTTCGTTAGCTAAGTCTAAAAATTTTAGCTTTGCATCTAGTTTCGCAAGAAGGACGGTGTCTTGTCGATTATACAGCACAAACTTTTCGAAGTCGTTGTTATATAACTGGTCAAGCGTTCCTTCATACGCAACTTTCTTTTCTCCAAGCTCGTATTCAGAAATAGCGTCTAACGAGTAGCTATGACGCTCTTCATATGTGTACTTGCGGTATAGTTGCATGTAGTCGAGATGTACGCGACCAACTAAATCGAAGGTCATCTGTTCAGCACCGTACCGTTCAAATAGACGCTTCTTTGGGTATTGATTCCACAAACAGAAGCGACGAGTATCGTCCTTAGACATCACGGTAGTAATACGCATTACAGTATACGGGATGTCGAAACCTTCACTGTTCCACCCGCTTAACACATCTGCGTCGTCAATTAAGTCAAGGAACATTTCTAGCATCTGCACTTCTGTTTCACACAAAACTGTGTTCTCGAATCCAGAGCAAATTTTCTGTGCAGTCTCAGGGTGTAATCCTTTTGGTGCCATTACTAATGTAACAAGTTGGCTACCTTCAGGCATCCAATCTAAAAACACTGAGATAGCAGTAATCGAATTAAACGGATCCTCTGCCGAAGCAAAACCTCGGTCTGGGTGGAAATCGGTCTCAATGTCGAAGAATGCTGTTTGTAGTTTAGGTGACTTTTTACCTTTGTAATACTCTTCTAAGCATCTGAATACTGGTTTAATATCGCTTTCCCATATCTTATCTCTACTGTAGAAACGAATTTCTTTAGCAAATTCTTTGTAACTGTTGGTAGAGAATTTAGATACTGGGGTATCGTAAATAGTGCGATGCTTCCCTTTTTTGTCGTCGTAGTAAAAGGTATAATTAGCGGGGTACTCTACGAACTTACGCTCGCCTTCCGGTGTTCTTTCAACAACAAAAATCTTATCGTTGTCTTTGTCTAACAGTGCATCAACGTAACCTATGATAGATCTCCCGAAAATTAATTAATGAATTGGATTATTATAAACATGGATAATCGCTTACTGGAAAAAGGTCTGACATATTTTTAATGGCAAATTGTAAGGTGTCACGATCTAACTCGACATCATTTTGTGCATATCGATGGTAAAGATATTGGTAGTTTGTTACAAAACTTGAGTACATGTTAGATTCTTCTCGTTTTGTGGCAGATAAATCTATTTTTGTGTTCATACCAAATCTTAGAGATACATAGCTAGGATCTGTTATCATTGATTCGTATTCGATTTCTACTAGATTAGATTTAGTTGTTCTTATTAAGTGGTTGAACGCTTTGCTATAAATAATAAAATTATCAAATTCAACGTCGGATATTGTTATTGGTCCTGAGCTCATCTGATGTTTTTTTACTATTGTGCTAATTGCTACTGAAAATAAATCTTTCCTATAACTTAAGACGTTAATGCAATTTTCTTTATTAAACAATGGGTTGTGTGCGTGGATCACTGAAGGCCACGTGTGGACCTCTTTAGTTAAAACCAGTGGCCATTCAAACCATTTTGCAAGATTGGCGCATAATAAGTGCGAGCCGGTTCGTCCATGAGTAAAAACTACTACACCAGATAAATTCACAGTGTCTTGCCAACAGTTTCGAGGATATCCTCAAGAAGTTCGTGGTCTTTACTAAGCTCAGTAAATTTTGATTTTTGTGCTACTTTAATAGCTTTTTTAAGAACGGCTGGCTTAATTTCCATTTCTTCAGCAACTGCTTTAATAGTGTCGTTTAAACCAGCAGACAAATCCTCAACTTCTTGCATAATGTTGATGCCTTCGTTGATAATTTGATTGAGTTTGTTCTTTTGTTCGAGCGAAAACATTCGGCTTGCCATGCGATTCTCCTAAGTAATAACAGTAATTATACTGATTTACTAGGTAGTTGTAAATATTGTTCGAACATTTTATTAGCAATAGCCATCTGGTTTTGCAACCCCCAATGATGGTCTCTTGCATAATTGTCGCAGATATAATATTTTTGGCAAAACTCTTCGTTTGTAAGTGTAACTAGAGGTATATCCCTTGACTTAGCGATTTCATTTAAGAGAATTGCATTCTTTTGGAAAAGGTACTGGTGATATGTGTTGTCTGCTAAACATTTAGGATATTCTTTGTCGGAGGGCATGTAATGGTTTCTTGGATTATACTCAGTTGGGAATTCAACTCTTCCAATCGGCGGCCAAAATACTGCAATTAAATTGGGCTTAAACACATCAATTGTTCTGTAAATTGATCGTACTGTGTAGTCCGGACTTTGTCCTCCGAGGGCAATGTTGTAAAGAACAGAATTCGGAATCATCTCAGCAAATTTAACAGGCCATGTGTCTTCTAATCTGTTACCTATACCAAATGTGTGACTGCATCCAGATACCAAGATTTTAAACTTAGTTGCATCTTCATCTAATTTAGAAAAACTTTTGCTTCGAAACCCGTACTCGTTTAAGATGTATGTTATCGAATTCTCGTCGTACCCACGAGCGTTTGCTTCAGCTTTATGCTGATTATATTCTTGTTCAGAATCTGATCCTAACCAGCGTTTGGTTGAGTGAGGTTGATGATTGTGCAACACCTCAGTTGCGTGAAATAAACCTTTAGTCCAGTGCATATAGAAATCCTATCATTTTATTTAAGCTCGGTAGCGAATCTCACTTAAAAAGGCTGATAGGCACCTCCTCGTAACCATAACGGTCCCGGTTAGAGTTCTTATTCGTCCTCAAGCATCCTGCGTAATGATGCTAACGACCCTGGCTGATTGGTGTCTTCAATCCATGCTTCTAAGTGTGGCATTAAATACGACTTTAGCTGCCCAGAGAACGGTCCGGAAACGTTACGACCTAGGCGTGCAAGATATCTTGCCTTGTCGATGGCTTCCCATAAATGTGACTCGAGAGCTTCAAGGTACTCATGTATTTCGCTAAGATCGGGTTGATCTAACATGCCTGGGCCATCGAACTCTGCTTCGTCAATGTTGATCTCTTCTGGTGGTGCCGATAGTTGATCCTGGGCTAATAAATCTGGATTCTTAAAGAAGTCAGACTCAGTTACGATGTCTGCATATTTACGGATTAATTGGGTGCTCATATTAGTTCTTCCTGGTTAGTAGTTTTTGGTTTCTTTTTAAATTCGTTTGGCGGAATATCTACATATATCTCGCTTGGTCTCACTGCAATCTTAGATTCGCCTTTAAAAAAGTCTGGTACTGCTTGATGATTTCCGATTGGGGTTTTTAGTTGTACGTGTACCAACCCCGACTCACCGACTCTGAGTACTTTAGCGGATTTAGCGATGTGTGGATATTCTGGAACAATAACCCATACATGCCGTCCGATAAGTTCGTTTAAGTTAACCCCTGGATTAAGTTTCTTTTCGGCGGCTGACAGCTTTGTGCCTTTAGCTTCAAACGCAAAGAGGTGTGATGTGACTGACTTCTTTGGACTAATAACTTTAATTACTGCTAAACCTAATTTATCAGCGATTCTCTGAGCAGATTGTAAGTCATTAGTAGCGTAGTGCCGCCTTGACCTATCATCTTCATCTTTTGTTGGATCAACTACTTCGTAGTGTTCGGGCCGGAGTGAATTTGCTCTAAATTCATCCGGGGAACTTTCAGCTAATCCCAATGCACCATACCCAGCTGCTGATAAAACATATTCGATATCACGGACAAATTCTTTGTTAAAATCTTCGATGTACCAGTCGTGTGTTACTTTGTTATGGTGTAAGGGAACATGATGGAATCTCGCAAGAAATTCTACTTTCTTTTGGAACCGAGGGGGGAAGTGTGGGAGTATGTAAAACTCACCGGTATCGTTTGGGTCAATGTGTTGAACAATCTCAGGATGAGTACCGGGCTTATTAAACCCGTGTACTGTTTGTTCGTCTACTGCGCTCTCAAATAAATCAACAACAAACATTATTGTTTCCTTACAGCGAGATTTTCTGTAACAACTGTTTCATTTGGTTAGCAACTGATGGATCTTGCATTGCTTTACCAAATTTAGCTAGTGTGTCATCTGTTTGTTGGTTAGCATTATTTGTGCTACCCATTGGTTGTTTTTGCTGATTCTGTGTATCTTGCGACAGTTGTTCGGGGGTTTGTGGATTACTGCCCATTGGTTGAGACGACTGAGGATTCACAGCACCGTATTCTTCAACTGGTTGTCTTTTTGTAAAATCTTGAGCTGCTTGGTCAGCGCGACTGCAAATTCTATCTGACTCAGATCTCGCCATCTTGTCTCTGAACTGTCGACTCTCTCTTTCCTTCATTTTTAAGTGGACATCCATTGGGATATCTGGATCGCCTTCTGAGATAAAATCGCTTTCGATGTCGTCTTCTTTTCTTGTACGATACGCAGGAATTTTAACATGTTCTGGACTATGCATTTTGTTTAGTGCACGACCAAAACCTTGACGTGACGCAGGATCTGAGTTAATGCGATCGGGATCAAGTCGGTCAACATATTTAGATAACGCTTCGTGTGATAGTTCGCCGATCTGTTCTTCGTTCATAGCAGCAAAGTCGGATTGATCAACATACATGTCGGTGTCACGATTGTAATACTGACCTTGTCTTGGATCGTAGTATAATACTTGTCCGTTCTTTTGGCGGAATGGACCTTCTAAACCTTCGCCCGACATATCGGTGTAGCGTTCGCGGTTAATTGATGGAACAACCCCTTTACTGCGAACCTGATCCCATAATTCACGATTTGGTGACTTGCCCATTGCTTCGACAATATAGTTTTCCCACTCACGTTTCATTGCTTCTGTAAAGTCTAACGGTTCTTTATCCATATCCCCAAAGTCGAGGTTTGTCATGTCTAAGTTCTTTGGGTCTGCTGCGTCTTCTTCTACGCTATAGTCACCCATCTCTCCTTTACGCATTGCTCTATCTGTATAGTCATCATCTACTGGGCCAGCACCAAGTTGGCGTTCAACATCATTAACCATAGCACTAACGTCGCTGCTGCCTAATTCGTCAATACCTTCGTGGAAAGACGCTACTTGGTCAACTGCATCCATAACAGCGTCAAGCCCGTATGTTTTAATAAGATCAAGGCGCTGACGTTGAATTCGATAAGAGATCGCTCCTACTAACTCATCAGCACTCATTCCACCTGATCCAAATCCGTTTTCTTCGTCTACACGATTTTCAATGTCGGATAATTTTTGTAGTGTCTTGCGATCGTAGTCTGGGTGGGCCCAACCGTGTCCCATGTGTTCCCATTCGCTGCGACCATCTGGCATAGTGTTATCTACTTTTTCTTGGCAATACCGGTCGTAAGCCTCGTCTGGATCACGAGCTTCATCTGCACGTTTGCCGAAAGTGTTGTGTACTAACTTATCTAACTCTGTGTGGAATTCGGTCTCTTCGTCTTTAGAAATACCGTCGTCTCCTTCTGGTAATGTGCCGACTGGTCCGTGTTTTCCTAACGATCCTTTAATTGCACCCTTTAAGTTGTTTGCAGCATTCTTAGGTTGTAACGGTGTACCTTTAGTTGATAGCTTAGTTTGATCTCTTTTTGCTAACGGATCGTCATAATCACGATATTTGTCAACTGGTACTTTTCTTTCGTCACCGTAATCGTTTACGGTGTCAAATGTGCCGCCAACCGGCCCAACACCCAACGAGTGTTTTTGTCCTGGTGCATGTCCAGAAGCACGAACGCCTTGCCGCCATTTTGCGCCTGGCCCATCTTCGTTTAATATTTCTAAGTATTTTTTAATATCGCTCATAATTTATCCGATCTGTACTTCTAATTTCTGTGGGTTTGCTGGGTTACGGTACACTAAGTGACGAGTAGTTGTTTCAGTTGGATCACTTACTCCTAAATCGTCTTCTGGGTTAACTTGTGACATAACTTCGCATTTAACTGCTCTAACTTGAACTCCGTCTATAGTTATAAGTCCGGTTTTGTAAGAAATAAAGTGATCTGCTTCGCCGATGCCACCTTGTTCACGAATTGCATCCATTACGTCCCACTGGTCTACTGGCTCTGTACGTAATTCTGCTAACTTAGATTCTTTGCTTTTTGCGTATCTGTCAGCTGCTCTTGTTTTTGCTTTTACAGCAGGATCATCTGACCCGCCAACTTTGTAAGAGCGAACTGGCTTCATTGGAGCTTCGGTTAGTGAGTCAAAATCTACACCTAACTCTTTGGCTTTGCGACGAATGTCGCGGGTTACGTCTGCCATTATATCAGTAACTCTACCGTAACCAGAAAATCCTTGTTGCATACGTATACGGTGTCCGATTTCTTTTTCTACCTTGTCGGCAAATTTTGTAGCCGAAATTAACTGATCAACGGTGTTACAAGATTGTATCACTTTTGCTAATTTAGCGAGTAACGCGGCGTTGGAATCAGTAGTGGGTCTTAAATTATCTGCTACCGGAGCTTCAGCGATACGAGTAGTTCCTGTTGACTCTTGCACTTGTTCTTTAGTCCATGTTGCAGGAGCAGAGACCATTTTTAGATTACCGTTATCACCCTCAATAATCCACTTCTTGCGGGATAGTTTGCTTTCGTTACTAACCTGATTGAATTCCCTTTGGCTTAACCAGTTAAGAACCTCATCGTGCGACATATCGTCAAATGTTTTAACTGTCTCGAACGATCCTTGTGCGTTCTGTACTGATTTAGTTAGTTGATAGTAATAGTCTGCTTCTTGCCAAAGGGTATATGTTTGCCCATCTTTAGCAAACTTACCCATATAGTGGTTTGCCGATTCAGTAACTGGTTTCTTAGATGCTTTTTTTCTTTTTTGTAGTTCTTTATGAGCTAAACGAAGCTGTTGTGCAAAAGGTGGGCTTGGATATTCGCCATCTTTGTGCTGATCCCAGAACTTTTGTAGCTTTTCAGTTGACCAGGTTGAATATCCTTCGGTAACTGGTTTCTTTTCTTCTTGCTTCTTCTTTTTAATATTGTCTACCGCTTTCTTACCAGCTTTGTTTAGTGCAGTAGTGCCTCGTGGTGCTGATTTGGCACCTTCTTTAACTTTTTCCTGAGCTGTAAAAAATTCATCGTCTTCAAGCTCATCTTTTGCTATTTTTTGTGCAACTTTACTGCGTTTAACACCTTGCCCTGCTGCACCAAGTTCATAATTCTTATATTCCCAAGTGCCAGGAGTATATGGGTTAGGTTTATTGCGACTAATTTCTTCTTTAACACGTTTCTTTTTATTTCTTCGTTGCGGTTCTGCAAATAAGTTTTGTACAGGCGCCGCAGCAATAGAACTTGAACAAGTTCCGCCGTCGTCTTCTGATATAATACTGTTGATTTTCATAGCAAGTCCATATATTAGTATATTTATTTAAATTATAAATTGCGGTCCTGTTACCGGAACACCGTTTATTCTTATATTCTTTAACTCAAAGTCACCGGGCGGTTTTACTAACTCTATTGTCACATTGTGTGCGCCTTCACGTATATCAGCTACAATTTCTTCATCTATGCAATGCACCTTATTATCCCAAATAAATGTACGTTCGGTCAATAAGGTGTTATTTAAGTATAACCTGTATGCAGGACTAAATGTGCTATCAGTGCAATGCACTTCGACATTTATTTTAGTTGTGTTCTGCATTTTTAGCCCAATACTGTTTTAGTGCTAATGCAAATGGTTCAATTTTTTTGTTATATTCGTTAGCACCAGCAAAGTTACGATCTGCGATGTAATTCTTCATTTCACGCATTAACTCGGCCATTTCTTTTTCTGCTTGTGCTACAGTAATTTGTCCCCATCCAGGAATCACAATAACATCGCTGGTGTCAAAGTCTTCGTCTACTTGCTTTGGATAACTATAAATTCTTTTTAACTTTTCATTTGACCGGTCTTCGTCTTGCCATCTTTTAATAGTTGCTTCTTTATCCCAGTGTGGCGGAATATCGTCCGGGTAGTAACGCATCAGACTGTATTCATAAGGTAACCCGTCTTTAGTACCTGGACGATCATTATGATAATATGAGTGTGTACTCCAGTCTTCAGTAACCGTAGAACTTAATGCACTGTCCAGTAACTGAATTACTTTCTTAATTAATGCTGGGTTATTTTTTGTTCTTGGGTATAGGTCTACAACAATTTGCTGTTTTGCTTTGTTGTCTGCTTGCGGCCACATTTCTCTAATCTGTGTTGCACCAGTGATTCCGCTTGCTCCTGCTTTATATTGGACTGTAGGTAAGTAAACCATGTACCCGTGTTTAGTTAACGGTTGTACATTGTCTGGGTTGTATGGTTGGATATATGCTGGTGTACCGTCTTTCTTATTGCCGCCAATTTTAATGTCGCCTGCGTCTTTTTCACTGCGACAGTAAATTAACACTGTGCTATTCGGATCATACTTTGATGTAATCTCGTCTGGCTTAAAAGGAATGCGTACTTGAACAAATCTATCTTCCGGAACACCTGCGATGATAGCTAATTGCTTTTTAACTTCAAACGGGAAAGGTCTTGTTTTAGTGTCGTTGGTTGCAGCGACCCATACATCAGCATCAGGAAATGCTTTTACTGCGGATTGGTAAAGGGCAGAGTGGCCTGGGGTCCACGGATGAAAACCACCAGCGCATATTATTATTTTTTTAAAGTCTTGGTGTTCGAACAGCTCTGAAATAAACATAAAATATCCATTTATGTTTATTTATAACAGTCAATGATTTCCATCAAAGAGCAAAATTAACAGGAAAGTTATACGAACAGCTAAAGATAGATAATCAAGAATACAGAAGAGTGTTCAATCCAATGCACGATCCGGTAATTAAAGAAAGACACATGCAAGCAATTCAGCTCCGAGGAAAAACAAAAGGTGCTTCCGGATTAAAACGCGGCCCACTATCTGAGGAAGTTAAGCAGAAACTAAGAGAGGCTACGGATTAAGTCAATGACACCGGAGAGGAAGAAGCAAATAAGCGAATTTCATTCGGACCGCAGCGAAGGTCTCAGAGAGAAATACCGGCAAGCAAATGGCATTTTAGCATCGTGTATTCACTGCCGTCGGGTTTTTAACTAGGTTAGTTGTTTAGGTGGCACGGTGATAATTGTAGTCAGAGATATACATAATTACACCTATATCTCGTATTTCGTTAAATTACATTGATTCCAACACCCAGATATAAAACGGGGAATTAAACTTTAGTTCGTAGGTTCCGTTCCAACCTAAGTTAACATGCATGTTAGAAGGGAATCCCTCCTTTGGCTCGTCTGGAATGTATTTAGAATGAGTCCATTTCAAGAATTCTAACTCGATATCGTCAATTTCGATTTCGACGATGTTAAGCAATAGGTCTTTTTCGATATTCCCATTTTTGTTTTGCACAACATCGGATGCTACTTTTCCTATTAAGCGAATCTGCAACGTATGACTAACATCTTCTTCGACCTCGGCAGAAAATTCGATGTACTCAACAATTCCGGATTCGCTCACAATAGTGCCAGATTTTTTAACTTCGTTGTTGACTAAGATTTCATATTGCGGTCTTCGGTCCCAGTATGTTCCGGAAAGACCTACTTTAAATCTAAGTTCTTCGGTTGCCATATTATAGTTTCCTTTTACGGTTTGTTAGGTAAATATTAGTGTAGTCCGCGATATTGACAGTATCCGACTACCCTAGACAACTCAGGAGAGCTTATATGTCCAGCAGTAATATTTATTATGTCTATGCGTACCTACGCAGATTTAAGGGGTCTGGATCTTACTGAGATCCCCTAAAAATTCATAGGTCCCGCAGTGGTTCAGCAACACTCGGCTGTCGGCCCACATGTCGTACCCTAATTTTGCAGCCCTACGGCAAAAGGTCCAATCTTCACTCAAATAATGACCATTTTCGTCGATGATTGTATCGAAAATGCTATACATGTTTGGCTCATATTGTTTACCGAGACCGACATCGTCTACATACTTTGTTTCTGGGTGTGCTTTGATAAGTGCTTCGTGCACTTCTCGTTTAAAAATTAGGAACCCTGTTGCTAAGGTGTCAACTGTAAACAGCGGACCTTGAATCTTTGTTTCTCTCTTTAAGTTAATTGCATAGTTAATTGGCAACGACTTTTTAGGATACAAACCGCCAATAATTTCTTTATCAGCAGCAATCATTTGGAAGATTGATTCTGGTTGGAATCGAATATCTGCGTCAATGAACATATAATGAGTAGCCTTTTCGTTAGCTCTCATTTTAGCCATTAAGTTATTGCGGCCTCGTGTAATAAGCGATTCGTTAACCATAGTATCTAGAGACCAATTAAGTCCTGCTCGTGATGCCATTAATACGAATTTAAGAAAGCTAGTAAAACATGCTTCGGTGATTAATCCGCCGTACGCTGGTAAGCCAATGTGAACATGCACTTTCGAAAAATCAAAAGGCACTTCTTGCGTGGGTTGAAGATGCGCCTGCTGGGCTTGAATTTTTTGTATTTCCTGAATTACTTCGGTGTGGGTTTTTCCGGTGCTCTGAAACTTCTGGCCAGTAGAGGCCTTAGGAGTCGACTTTTTCTTATTCATTTAGTGTCCTTGTAAGATTAGTTGTACGAATACGAGATTTTTTCTAAGGATCCGTCAGTAAAATCAGATATTACTGCACGAACCCATATGTACTGCCCTTTAAAGTTTGTATCTATAGAAATTGTTTCCGGAGCACCTTCTTCAGTATCGTTCAACTCAACTTCAGTTTCGGAGATGTCAGCCCAGTCTAATTCAACTGGGTCAGACACTAATGTTCCTTGGAGTTTGATCCTTCCCCTGAATCCAGCGGTTACTGTGTAAACAGTGGTGTGAATTGGGTTTTGTGACTTGTAATATCCGGCGCCCTTTTGTTTTTCGCTAACATATAATGGCCCACTAGTACCAGAAGAAATAGTAGGAACTAAAGTAATATTGCGATGCATTATGCTGCTACTACCTCAACTACTACTCCGCTGCCAACTATCTCAGAAACAACAGTTTCTAAGGTAACTAGTAACTCGTCGCTAATGTGAGGGGTTTCGTCTGCTGCTCCGTCCTTAACGATTGAGCTGATTTTGATAACAATGTTTTCTTCTACAATTTTAGCCATGGTAAATCCTTATTTTTATATTTATGATGGTAAAACTTTTAACTCGTATATTGTTGATATTAGTGACGGAGCAAGTAGTTTAAACATTAGTAACATTCTCTCGTCGTTTACTAGTATTTTACTTGACGGTAGCCATGTTCCCATGGTAAAAGTAAGTCGTTCTGCATATCCTGGGGAAATACTCACTTCCTCCCCTAACGACACTATGTAATTAAATAACGGAGTTCTAACTTCACTGTTGAACTGACCTTCTCTAGTAATTATTTTATATTTGTACTTAGGCGGAGTTTTAACAAAGACTATATTGTTTTCTAGGTCGGATACTGTTTGCTCATGCGGTCGCCAAAATTCTAATACTTTGTTGTTTCCTCGAGGATCACCGCCGGGCATCTTGTTAGCAATGTTAAACAGAAGCTGTTCGTCGTTGCTGTACACTGTTATAGTAGGATGCTCTACTCGAACAGAAATATGGTCGGCTTGGTTAGAAAGTTCAACTAACAAGTACATTAACTGAGCTGCATTTGCATTCTCGGTGTGTCTGTCATTAATAAACCTTTCTCCTTGGTTCTTTAACGCATGGCGAATGGCCGACTCAGAATATGTTCTTAAGTTAGTTGCCATTCGAAAACACGGAGCGTACAATTTTAGTTTGTAGTTGTACTTTCCGTGGTATCGTTTTAACGTATAAGATAACTGTATGTCTCGGTTGAGTTTAAACCATGACAACATAGCCATCATTGTTTACCATTGGGATAAGAGTTGGATCTACTACGTTAATTCTAAACTCGATTTTGTCTCCTACATAGTCAACGGTGACTACACTGTGTGGTTGGATATTGTCAAATAAGATTTTCTTTGATAGCGGAATCTTAATAAGTTCGTTGATCTTACGACCCATTGGGCGAGCACCCATTTTATCGTCGAAGCCGACGGTAACCAAATGATCAACACAAGACTCAGTAAGCGATACTTTAATTTGCTTTGATAGAAGAAGGTCGTTAAGTTCATGAATGAACTTACTAACAATCTTGCGAATGCTCAGTGTGTCGAGTTTGCCGAACTTGCAGATTGCGTCGATTCGATTACGGAACTCTGGCTTAAAGAAGTCCTTAACTGCTTTGTCATCTTCGCCAGTCTTTTGTAGATCTCGGCCAAAGCCAATTGCATTCCTTTCGTGGTCGGCAGCACCTAAGTTAGATGTCATTACAACAATAGTATTGCGGCAGTCGGCCTTCTTACCGTTGCTACTAGTAATAAATCCCTCGTCCATTAATTGCAGGAGGATATTTGACACATCTGGGTGAGCCTTTTCGATTTCGTCAAACAAGATAATAGAATGCGGGTTCTTTTCGACTTCGCTAATGAGCAAACCACCACCTAAGTTACTATCGTCGTATCCAACATATCCAGGGGGCGCACCAATTAGCTTTGCAACACTGTGTTTCTCTTGGTATTCTGACATATCGAACCGCAGCAACTTCATATTCATATTCTCAGACAGAAGTTTGCATAGCTCAGTTTTACCTGTGCCCGTTGGTCCAATAAACAAGAAACTGCCAATGGGCTTATGCAGTGACTTTAATCCAGCACGGGCAACATAGATGCGTTCTAAGACATTGTCTACTACGCTATCTTGTCCGTAAAGCCTTTCTTTAACATTAGTCTCGAGGCTGTCAAGACCGACATGGGTGTGCCCTGCGCCAATTTGCTCCGGAGCGATTTTTGTAATTTTAGATACTACTGCTACAATGTCATTCTCTTCAACCGTCCACCTTGTGCCAGCAATCTTAAGTTTTGCACAAGCGGTATCGATTAGGTCAATCGCTTTGTCTGGAAGTCGCTTGTCAGTCATGTACTTAACACTAAGATCAACAGCAGCAGTAATTGCTTCTTTCGAGATACTACCATTATGGAATTTCTCAAAATGAGGACGAAGGCCAATTAAGATGTCGGTTGCAACCTCTGGAGTTGGTTCATCAATTGCAAGCCGATAGAATCGACGCATTAGTGCGCGGTCTTTCTCAAACGACTGGGTATATTCTTCCCAGGTTGTTGATGCGATTACTTTAATGTTTCCTTTGCCTAGAGCAGGTTTGATCATGTTAGCAAAGTCAACACTAGAACTACCGCCTGAGCCTGCACCCTTCATCTGATGAGCTTCGTCAATAAACAGAATTGAGTTACCTTTAATTTCTAGTGCTTTAAGAACATTCTTGAGCTTCTCTTCGAATTCGCCGCGGTACTTACTACCTGCAAGCAATGAGCCGATGTCTAAGTTGTAAACCTTAAACTTCTTAAGGTACTCTGGCACTTTGCCGTTAACAATGTTGCGAGCAAGTCCTTCTGCAATTGCAGTTTTTCCAACACCAGCATCACCAACAATTAGCACATTGCTCTTATTTCGTTTTGCTAGGACCTGGGCGATTTCATCAATTTCGGAATCACGTCCGATCACCGGATCAATCTTGTCGTCTTTTGCTAGTTGGTTTAAATTGGTGCAGAACTCTTCAAGAATAGAGTCTGCTTTGTGTGCTGTAGCTTCTTTTTGTCCTTCTGAGTTGGTGTAATGTTCGTTGTAATATTGTACAACTGCTCCTTTTTCGAGGCCATATTTTAAGAAAAAGTACGAAGCATGGCTTACATTCTCAGACGCAACACTAATCCATAGATCAACTACTTGAACTTGGTTTCGACCACTAAACAACACTTGGGTTAACGCACGATTAAACACTCGTTCTAGTGCGTGGGTCTTTTTAGGATTCTCGTATTCATCAGGCCTTTTTGTGACTAAGTAGTCCTGTTGACGGATGTACGTTTCTAGTTCGTTAAGCAACCCGTCGATGTCTGCTCCCATAGTCCGAAGCAAGTTGTTAAACGGCTTAAACATAAGCAATGCCATTGATAGGTGTTCAATCGTGACATAGTCATGTTTTAGCTTCTTTGCAATAAGAGAAGCTTCATTTACAATAACTTCGATTTCTGGATTGTGTTGAATCATAAAAATTACCCTTTAAAATATTTAACCTTTTAACTGTTTTACTAAGTCTATTTGTTGTTCTGTTAAGTCTTTTGGTACAGTAACACGTATTTCTACATATAAGTGACCTCTGTTTGCGCCTCTGTTAGAATACAACCCCTGATCTTTAATCCTAAATTTAGTATTTGGCTGTGTGCCTGCTGGAATAGTAAGCATAAACATTTTGCTGTCTAACCCATTAACCTCAACTTGTGTACCTAGTATAGCATCATACACTGACACACTCAAGTTAGTTAACAAGTTAGTTTCTTCGATTTGGAATTTCTCATCTGGTAGTACATGCAACTGCACATAAAGATCTCCTCTAGGTAAACTAGCAAAGAAATTGTCACCTAGTCCGGTGTATTTTATTACGTCACCTGTAACAGCACCGCGTGGAATTTTAACTTCTACTAATTCCGAGGTCCCTTTGGTTGTTTGGACAGACAACGTTTTAGTTTGTTCTTCGAGCGTTGATTTTAAGGTTACCGAAATGCTAACCCGAAGGTCTTTATTTTTCCTTGGGCTGCTTTGTGCAGTGAACGGATCGGCGCGACCATTAAACTTAAATCCAAACATACGACTAAATTGATCTGCTATATCTTCGTCAAAATCTGAATGCATGTTAAACCCGCCAGGGCCAAAATTTATATGGGGTCCTCTGCCACGGTTGTCGTATGCAGCTCGTTTGGTAGGATCGCTTAGGTGATCATAGGCTTCCTGTATTTTTTGGAACTGTTCAGTTGACCCGCCTTTGTCGGGATGATTCTTAGACGCGAGTTTACGATATGCCTTCTTGATATCGCTTTCGGTTGCGGTTTTTTGTAGACCCAATAGTTCATAGTAATCCATACTTAAAAGCATATACTACTCGTATATAATTGTCAACTTATTGTTTATCGTCTGACTCTGGTAATTGGGTTGGTTCTTCTTTGGCTTTTCTACTAAAGATTCGATCAGTTACCCAGGCACCCATAAATCCAAAAAAGTACCATTCGGTAAATTTACCATCCATAACCAAATACACGAATGCCCAACAAGAAATGATAAATGCAATGTTCAACCGAACTTTCGAATCTGACAGCTTACCGGTTGATTGATCAAATGCGAATAGTTGGACTAGGTCGAATTTGCTAGAGGATAAATGGATTCGTATAACCGAAATAACAACCATAACAAACACTAGAAAGCTTGCTATAGCCCAAAGATATTTTGGATTAGAGAAGATTTCGACTAGTGACATTAAATGGTTCATACACAACTCCATGTTGTGTATTTATTTTGGTAAAATTAGTTAATATGTGATACTATTGAAGTCGCTTTTCTGAGCAATTCTACAACTTGTTGCTTGAGAATTGATTCTTGATTTTCAGCTAAGATTACTGCTTCGACTTTTATATTACTTGCTAGTTCGATAAATTCAGATGATCTAATTTCGTTGTTCGAGTATGCTTTAATTAAGTCTGCAATTTGTGTTCTAACTTCTGATAATTTATGATCTGAAATTTTTAACGAGTTTAAATCTAATACTAAAAATACTAAAGAATCGATGTTGTTAGGCATATTATTTTCCTTTTGTTGCTGCTACTTGTTGAGTGCTAGAACCAATGGTTTTTATTACATCAAGCTTAATTTCGCAATATTTAACAGTCATTGCTGGGTCTTTAACACTGATATGCAATTCTTTAACAATCTTTGCTAGTTCTGTTGCTGGGTTGTGTAAGTATACGTTCTTAGGAAAATGTATTACATAATTTTTAAATTCTACTGTAGATATATACAAAGCATCTACCTGTGGAACAAGTTTTTCTTTATTGCTACAGTTTTCTTTAGCAAGTTCCGAAGATGTAGTGATAGTGTTTAGGAGGCTGTATTCAACTTGATCGAATTTCTCTAACGCAGCACACCCGGTTAGTAAAATAACAGAAAATATTACTGCAATAGTTTTCATATTAATCCTTCTTCTCAGTTAGCTTTTTTTGTTCTCTAACCCACTCTTGCAATGAGTGCAACTGCGCTTTCCACTCGTGTGCAACTGTGTAGTTATCTACAATAATTTTAGTTGCTTCATTCAATGGGACTACTTTATCTTCCGGTAACTGCTTCATTGACCGGTCCGGCTCCTGCATTAGTTTCTCTGGAAGAGTTGGGAATTCGGTTTTGCACTGCAAAGTTGTGCAACCTGTTAAAGACAATAGGCAAAGAACAGCCATCATTTTCTTCAGGTGTGATCCATCTATCGACGTAGGTAACAATTGCGTCTCCTTTTTCTTTTACTACCTTAACACGGTCAACATACTTAACAACTACTTCGACTGTTTTCTCTGCTTGCTTTTCTTTTAGTTTAGCAATCTCTTTTTCGACCTGGGCTTTTTCTAAGTCCCATTTTAATTGCACGTCGTTTGCACCTTTTTTGTATGCAGCAAACAACACCCCCGCAACAATAGCAACTACCACAAGATACTTGAATAGAGGGGACTTAACAAAGCTGATAAGAGGTAGTAATGGTACCATAGTGCTTTATTTATAGAATAGAAATAGCTAACTTATATTTCTTGAGTCGATGGGCGAATCCAATTGCATCGCCGATAACTTCAGTTTTTCTTCCACGATTGATAACGTCGCTTAACCCATCAAAGTCACCAGAGTCGCACCATTTGTTTAAGTTATTCTTTTTCCAGAACCAGCAAGCACTACGGACAGCACCCTCTTTTGTTAGTAAGTAATCTGGGTCAGATAGCAACCTCTCGTCTCCAAACAAATCTTTGCTGCAAGAACGATAGTTATCTTTACCAGTAAGTTGTATTAGACCTCTCCCGCAATACTTGAATCCGTCGCCGCTTTTTTCGTCGCCGTTGCCCATACGATTACCGTACACTTTGTTTGCAATCTTCTCTGGCTGTCGTGCATATGGTTGAGCAGACTCTAACGTAGGAAAGTATTTCTTAAATACTTTGTTTAGCCCTTCTGCACTGTAGTTGAGGTTTTCTTTAATAGTGTTAAAATCTGCAGACTCGTGAGCACACTGAGCAACGAACCCTGCAATACGTTCTTTAGTGTCGAGGCCAAACTCTGGTAACACTCGATTTAACGCAGAGAACCATTCTACTATTTCTTTCTTATGCCCTAGTATTTTCTCAAGTTTCTCTACAGTAAGCATTATTTAATTCCTGCTAAAGCTTGGATGTGAGACACATAATGATTTTGTTTAACTTTTTTAGTAACCGGGGCATTTGCTAATGCAGCATACGCATTTAATTCAGCAGCTTCTTGTATTTCCTCGTCGGGTTTGAATTTTGTTTTATATTTCTCAGGCGAAGTAACTACTGTATTTGTTAAATTTTCTTCAGTTAGTTCGACTGACGAATTTGTTTTGTAGTATGTAAATTTCCACTCGCTAATATCTTGCTCGGTTAGATTTAATAAGTCTTTAACAATCGTAAAGATTTGGGTAGTAACTTTTTTAGTTCTTTCTAATTCAACAAACGTAAAGTGGTTACCTTCGAAGTCTTCGCCGCTACTGCAATCAGCATCTAACACAAACTCGTAGCTTTTTTCGATAAAGTTTACTAAATCTTCAGCAGGTTCTTTTGCAAAAGTAGTAAATGCTAACACACAAATATCAGCATCACTTCCCATCTTGCTTTTAAATTCGTCGATGCTTACAACAGGTTTAACCAATCGTTTTAAATCGCCGTGTTCGAGGCCTTCTCTTAGTAACATTACATTCCCCCCGGCATTTGTTGTGGTTGTGGTTGCTGTTGTTGCGACATATCTTGAGCCGGCATTTGCCCTTGACCTTGTTCTTGATTTTCTAACTCTTCTTCGTCGACCCCCTCATCGTATGCTGTCTCGATTTCGTCGATGTCTAGTTTTTCACCTTCGATTTCTACTGACCCTTGCTTAATCTCAGACATTAACTGCTTAGGCATAACGATTTCTACTAACCAAACTTTAGAGTGTTGCATCTTCGGCATTTTGCCGCCGGGCTCAAAATCATCATAACTTTTCACTTTAACAGGGTACTCTAGTACATCATTTCGATAAGAAATCTCACAGCCATAATCTAGAAGTCTTTCGCCGCCGCGTGGATCGGGCATCTTTTTATATGGCCACATAAATGTGCATGTTACGAAATATTTTTCGTGGACTGGCCCAGAAACTAGTTCTCCTAGTTTCCAGTTTTTAAATACATAGGTATCTAACTCTGCAACAACACGTTCAAAATCGAGTAGCGTATCTAATGCAGAGTCTGATAGGAAAATCTCCTTGGTGTTTTCAATAACATCTTTAAGTACTTGTGACATATCGGCCCATTACAATATTATGTATTTATATAGATTGGAATATAAAATAATCAACTACGAATGTGATTTCTGCGCCTATAAAAACTGACAGGTAAAATGTTGTGGTGTCTTTTGCAGCTGGGAACGTTTTGGTAATAAATGTTTTAATATGTCTGATTAGCCACCAGGCCGCAAAGATTCTTAGTACGTATAATGTCCAGATAGTGATCATATAAAGTATTTAAATATCACAAAATCATACATAAACGATACCTGCGCCATAAGAAATACCGCGCCATACCACGACACCTTGTCTGAGCATTTTTTGTGTAACAATTTATAAAAGAACAGCACTATGTTGCCTGATACAAATAATCTCCAGGCAACATAGGTCACATTGGCTGCTGCTAGTTCAATCATGTTTAGAACTAGCTATTCTCGCAAGGTTATCAAACTTACCGTCAGCAGGAGAAACTATGTATTTTAAATTAGAATTCTCTTTAATGATTTTCTTAACTTGTGGGCCCTTAGAAATAACCGGTATTTTTAAATAATTTTGCAAAAACTCTAAGTAGTGATGTCCGTTTAACTGCAACAATTCTTGGCTAATAAATAAGGGGTAAAATTGCATTAGTTTTTTTAGTTCTCCATAATACTTAGGTAAAGATATTTTGCCTCTCACACGTTGTTGCTGAAACCGAAGTATATTCTGATCCCGGCCGATGATAGCAACTTTAACATCAATGTCAAGCTGCTGTAACGCAGATATAAACTTCATGAACTTTGGTACTGTCTCTTCTCCGTTGCCAAAGTAAGGACAACTAATGCTGGTTACATAATAATTACTTTGATTCCAATTAAACTCTTTAAGTTTTTTTGGATCCTTCCAGTATTCAGCAAACGGTTCTTTATCGTGCCCGATCCATTCTTCTTTAAGTAACTCTTTCCACCCATAGACTTCCGGATGCAAAGACAGAACTTTAGAAAATAAATGATTACCAGCACCTTGCGGGCCAGTAAGTATAACCATAGTTTTAGACATTAAATGAATCTACCTCTTTAAGTTGTTTTAAAAATTGGTAAGTACCTTCGGTTGCAATACCAGTTACAAGTAGTAGTACCCGTAGATGAAGGCTCGCGTTTGCAGCACAATGTGGAACGTTAGCCCAATCGAATGTTCCGATGTCACCGGCCTCCCATCTTGAATGGGTAAAATTTCCGTACCGACCAATGTGAGCCAGGGACACCAGTAAAAAATATTCGCTTTGGTAAGTTCATACTACTATTTACACAAAGAAAAAGCCCTGAAATAATTTCAGGGCTTTGCGGGTAATTAAAATTAATTACGCTTTACGGACTGCGTCAATTAAGCCAGGGGTAAATGCATCCTTAAATGTATCGTATACTGGTGCAGTTAATGCCTCGAACTTAGCTTGTTCTTCTGCGCTAAACTCGATAATTGGAATGTTACGTTTTGCACATTCTTCACGAGTTACTGCTACGTCAGCAACAGATTCAACCCGTTCAATCTTAGCTGCATTATATGCTGCGGTAGAAAGAATTTGCTGAACTTCTGGATCAAGTCCTTTGAAGAAATCAGTGCCAACAACGATAGATGTCATAAACACGCTATGCTTTGTGTCGATCATTTTACCAAAGGACTTATGCTGTTTGAGAGGGAACACACGAATATATGTGCTTTCGCCTGCGTCAATTGTGCCTTCGTCGGCTGCACTGTTCATGTCTTCTAACTCAACATTGGAAACTGGAATTGCACCGAGTGCCTTAAATGTTTCGATTGCGACTGGGCTGCGTGATGTGCGAACTTTCATTCCTTTGAAACCGTCAACTGAGTTGATGGCATCTTTAGCTGGGACAATACGATATCCGCCGCTGTATGTAAATGCTAACCCTGTAAACTTAGATTTCTCAGCCAAACCTTCTAAAATCTGCTTTCCTAACGGACCATCGACAACACGGTCGACGTGTGCATGGTCTTTGAATAAAAATGGGAGATCTAAGACTTGCATGTCTTGATTGTAATCACCTAACCATGTGGTGTAGATATGGCACATCTCGATTGACCCATCATTCATGAGGTCGAGTAAGTCATTCTTAGTAACACGTTGGTAGTTGTTATATTTTGCTGCATATTCGGTTAAGCCCATAACTTCAAAATTAAACATACCTTTTGTTTTTGGGTTTGCGTTAATCTCTTCGTTAAATCGTTCTGCAACCTTTAAGAAAAGGCCAATAGGTTCGTGAGCGATAACCCAGCGAACGTTGATAGGTTGTGTCATTTTTTTTCTCCTAGTAAAATAGACGGGATTGTTGTTACTTAATTATTTATCAAGGTTAGGAAATACCGGTTCTAAATCAACATTCGTTATTCGGTTAAATGCTGCACGGCCCAAACAATAAAACGGAGACAAGAATCCGTTAAACCCAACCGGTTTACCTTGTTCATAGTTAAAAAATTTCTTATCTATGCTGTTAACTAACAGTCGTAACCCTGCACGCCAGACTTTATGCTGCGGTGTTTCTTTAAAGTTTCGGTAAAACCAAAAATCCATTTCGTTGTAGAATGAGTTAGTGGGTTTTACTACCTGGAACGTTGCCGGATCATAATCTGGATAAATGATTGGTTTAACCATTGCTTCGTATGCAGTACGTTGCGAGATAGAATGGTTAGGCCACCTAACTAAAAATTGCAGATGTTGGTTTTGTGGTAGAGAAAACCAATTTTTAATCAAGTGTGCTTGTTTCATTACTATCTCTGGTAGGTCAGGGGTCCAATAAAAGTACTCGTTAGTAACGTTAGTATATCCTTGTGTGTCGGGGTTGCTGTGGTTTGCTTGTAAGTCTAAGAAATACAAAAACCACCATCCTTTTTTAATACACATTTTTGGTTTGTCGATGCCGTATAAAACACAAACTCTCTTGCCCGATTCAAGTAATCGTTGATGCTCAATTAAACCAGTGTGAGAGTGCTTAGTAACGTGTCCTGGTTGGAAGTAATCCTTCGATTTAAACACCCAGGTGTCATCTTCGTTATTGTGTACTAAATTGTCGGTGTAGTCATGAACTGTGATTTTTGTTTTTGGCGAGACCTTTTTCAACCAGTTAAGTAGCGGTTTAGCTGCATAGTTCCACTCGCTTAACGTGTTCTCACATTTTGTGTTGTAAGGGTCTTGATCTAATCCGCTGCATCCAGTTTCTGCTCGACGAAAAATTACCTCGTCAATATGGATTCCGTTATTAATAAAACTGAATAGAGCGGTTGTGCTGTCGCCGCCGCCCGATGCCTCTAATCGAATATAGTCATATTTTTCTCTGAGTTGCAATGCCCTCAGTCTGTATAATTCTTTTAAAGATGTTTGTGGCTCTACGGTCCAGTTAAGTTTTTTAAAAGCGTCGTCATTAAAAATCCAGGTCGGAAAACTATTCTTAGTGGTAGCATCCATTAATGCTTGAACCTTGGAATAATGAGTGGTGTTGCCTACTTTATAGTAACCTAGTTTAGGGTTTTGTTCTACAGTAATCATACTGTATTTACAAGAGTGCCTGTCACAGTCTAATATTTACTCTAAACGATAGAAAAGCAATATTACAGTTAAAGTCTGGATCATACGGCCTTAAATATTTTTACGTTTGAATAGGAGGCTAACTTGACTAAACGTAAAAACAGAGTAGCACCAGCAAGAGCAGAGCAAGCACCGAAGCAACAATCAAGATATTATAGAGGAGACAAACAGGAACGTAGTAACTATAGCAATAACTACAGTACTCAAATTGATGATAACGTTTTTAGTTTACAACCTACGTCATATCGTAGAAAGTCGATTGAACTCGTCCCAAAAAGTATTAGCCAGGAGACATACATAGATTTACTCACTGATTGGGAAAAACTTATAATATTTGCAACAGGGCCGGCAGGCACAGGCAAAACAATGATGGCAGTATTGGCAGGGTTAAAAGCACTTAAAGAAGGAGAAGTGCAGAAGATTATTATCACCCGTCCAGCAGTAGAAGTTGACGAAGAAAAACATGGGTTTTTACCAGGCGACCTAACAAGCAAAATGGAGCCATGGACCAGACCAATTTTCGACGTCATACAAGAATATTTCAGTCCTAGAGATGTAGCACGTATGGTAGATGAACAAATAATAGAGATTTCTCCCCTAGCATACCTTAGAGGTCGTACTTTTAAAAATGCGTGGATTATATTTGACGAAGCTCAAAACTCCACAGTGAACCAAATGAAGATGGTACTTACACGACTCGGCGATAACTCTAAGATGGTAATTACAGGCGATCTGAGACAGCAAGATAGAAAGTTTGTCCTCGATAATGGCTTGAAGGACTTTATTGATCGCTTGGCCCAATCACGCAGTGGAATGATATCCACTGTAGACTTTGGATTAAAAGATATCCAACGTCATCCTGTAGTAAAGGAGATTCTAAATCTTTATGGTGAGGATTAAACAAAAGGGCCTAGGCCCTTTTGTTTTACTGATACTCGGTTGTATTCCCTTTTCGCAGTAGGTACTCTGGACTTACACTTTTTAGGATAATTCGTCCTAGTGTAGGATCGGACCTTTCTGTTACTGGCTTAATTACAATGCCTTCTCGAAGGTTTGCCCCTTTTACTGCATCCTGTCCGCTGCGAAATTTTAGTTCAGACTCTTTGCTGTATGGACCACGATATAGAGACGGAACTGTTTCGAACACACCTTTGCACTTAGATACAAATTCCTCATATCCCACAAATCGTCCAAACCCCGGACGGCCAACGTAGATGTCAAATGCACGGAATTCTGGTACTTGTGTTCCATACGTGAGGTCTTGGATACCTTTACCATAGATTTCCCCAAGAACAAACACTGGGCTCTTTTCCATCAATGCTAGTGCTTTAATAGCTTCGTAATACTTGATAAGCATACGATGGTATACGTTGTTTGCATTCTTGTCGTTGTTCTTAAATACCAGACCTTGAGCACCAAGACCTTTGCTAAACGCAAATCCATTTGTGCCATACAGTTCTTGATGGCACACGTTAAAGGCGTAAGCAAGGCCGCAGAATGTTCCGTGAATTTTTTCAGTATAGACAACTTCTTCGCCGTTTCGCAAAACGTCGGGGTAACGTTGGATATTCTCGATATCGTACTTTAGGGTATTGCCTCGTTGATTGCAAACCTCGCCAGCCATAAAGACAGGAACAGGTGGCGACCATTTGTTAATGTTTAATATTGTTGAGACATCTTGGTCTTCGAATACTTCGATTTTTTGTTTATCTGTTACTAAATAATGTTTCATTTAATTTTCCTTTTCGCCTCACTTATCCTTTTGTTTATTTGATCTTTCTTTGGGTTTATTTTTTCTAACCTTTTTTGCTTGGATTTTTCTTTTTCTTCAACTGATCTGTTTTTAAATGTTTCGCTACTTTTTTGATATGCCTCTTTTCTTTTTTCCGGATCTCGGTTTAGTTGCGCCAATGATGCTTTTTGCCGGTCAGCAGCAATTTGTTCAGGGGTTCTCTGTGCGCGAAGTTGCTTTATCCTAACAGACATTTGTTTCCTTCTTTCATCTGTCCAACTAGAAGAACAGTTATTTTTTATTTTTTGTTTTTGTTCATCTGTTCTCATTGAAATTGTATTAATGAACTTTTGTCTTGCCTTTTCTTTAATGTCTGGGTTGTTATGTAACGTATTTTTCATTTTCTCTACCATTGTTTTTTTCTTCTGGTCATCCCACAGTCTTTTGGTAGTTTTCATTTTTTCAATTGCTATTTTGCATCTCTCTGGATTTTCGGCTAATGTGGTTTTTATTTTCTCTGTAATAATAATTCTTTCTTGTTCGGTTTTGTTTTTTAAAGTGTTGCTTATCTTAGAATAAATTTCGGCAATTTCACTATCTGCTTTTCCGGCCAATTGCCAGCCACCACCGGCTCGCCGAGAAATATTGTAACATTTGTCTTTATTTCCGACTTCGCATTCGGTTATTAAATATTGTTGTTCTAATGTTAGTAATTCTACTGGATCTTCAGACGTTAAGTATTTAAGAATAGTCCTTGAAAAATTTTCTGGATTTTTGTTGTATGCACGCCGAAACCAAACACCCGACCCAACGTATCCATCATCAAGTGGCCCATAATGGGATCCTATATAATATTTTTTGTTAACATGGTTAACCCATTTATATATAAAACCAAAATAATCTTTACCATATATCATATTATCACCTTATATGGTATTTATACCAGAATGATGTAAGTTCTAATTTTCAGACTGTATAGGGTATAGCAATCCCTGAGACATAACCCCCCTTAACCGAATCGCTTTTACACGGTTACCATCTGGCCCTGCTAATTTGCCTTTATTTTTACTGGTATCCCACAGTCCCATTTTTTCAAGCAGCCAGATAGGAACAATACTATCTTCAGGAATGTATGCAGCAAGTTGGCCAGGCATAAACTCGCCACGCTTAACTACACAACGATATCCCATTACCTCAGCGACATCGATGCTGTCTGCATCTGGAATAGGAGTGATGCTTTTAATTTTTACTACAGGTACGCTAAATGTACTCATTACCTATCCTTAAAAAATATGCTTGTTTATTTGTAGAGTAAATAATAACATATTTATTAGAATATGTCAATCAAAATGTCAATTAAAGAAAAACTACAACTAAGCAAAGATCACCTAAGAGAAACAGAATGGACTTATAAACAGCACTTAGATCACAGCTTTATGCAAAGTGGTCGACTAATAAAAATGGCTATAAAAAGTTACTTACACGGTATATTTCCGTGGATGTACAAAGGTGATGGTCCTATAGGAGTCTACAAAATGTACAAAGAGATTAAAAGAATACAGCATGTACAAAAGATTTTAGCTGATTACGATAAGGCAAATGATGTCCAAAAATAAAAAAGTACTGATTGTCGGAGGTGGCATTACTGGATGGTTAACTGCTGCTTACTTAGAAAAAAATGTTCCTGGGCTTGATATAACACTTCTCGAGAGTGATCGAATACCACCTCTTCCCATCGGTGAAGCAACTACTCCTGTAACGGTTGACTTTTTGAAAGAGCTAGGAGTAAATGAAGAAGATTGGATGCCTGCTACACAAGCTACATACAAAATTGGAAATATGAAACAAGGATGGGACTATAAGAATGGCGACCCGTTTTTAATGTCTTTCTGGTTTGATGCCAATGAAAGAATCGACTGCTTTATTGACGAGTTTCGCCAAGGTAAGAAAACTCGTGATCAAGTCAATGATGAATTTTACCGATTCAACGTAAAAAACTCTTACGCCTACCACGTCGATGCTACTAAGATCGGGTTGGTGGCTAAAAATGCATGTAGAAATGTAAAAAACATAATTGACACTTTGCCAGGTACTTTACCAGAAGGGTATGACTTATATATCAACTGCGCGGGATTAAATTCTAAATTTGCTACTGATACTACCAGGCTAGTACCCGAACATCATCTTGTTAATTCTACATGGGTTTGCCCTATTGAATATTCTGACCAAGTTCCGTACCCTGGTGTAAAGGGTGTTTGCACATACACCCAAACAATTGCGAGAGATTATGGGTGGCAATTTATTGTCCCTCTGCAAAACAGAATGGGAACAGGATACGTGTATTCTGACAAATTTATTTCTGATTCAGATGCATTAGCAGAATTTGAAACAATGATTAGCAAACATAAAAAATTTAACAATGCCAAACCAATGAATCTAAAATGGAATGTGGGTTATCTAGCCAATCCGTGGTCCGGTAATGTTGTAAGTTTAGGATTGGCTCATGGATTCATCGATCCACTCGAAGCTCCCGGATTGTTATTAACTGGACAATGCATTAAAGTATTAGCGTTATGCCTAAACGAAAATAAGGAGCAAACCTTTTATAACAGAGCAATCAGACAACTTTTGCATGATTTGTCAACATTTACTCTACACCATTATATGTTGTCGGAAAGAGACGACACCGAATTTTGGCGATATTATAAAAAATTCGACGTTAAAAAATCGTTATGGGAACATTATAGATCTAAGTCAAGTGTAAAAACCAATGCATACCCTTCACCAATTTGGGCCAGTTTGGGATTATACTTTAATCAATTTGAGTATTATGATGAAAAATAATGTTTTACTAATAGGTTTTAAACACGCAGTATCGATACACGACATAGTTGAACAAATACAAGAAACTGGAAAATCTTGTTTAATTGTTTCTCCTGACGATTTCTTGTTAGATACATTCGATACAGAAAATTCAAGTGTGATGGTTGCAGTGTTTGGAAATTTAGAACTGCGTAAATTAATAATAAACAAAATTGACACTAAAAAAATCAAACGGTTTACGTTCATTCACCCAACATGCGTGGTATCGTCTACTGCAACCATTAAACCTGGTACATTCGTTGGGCCTTACTCGATGATACCGAACAATGCAGTAGTAGAAGAAGACTGTATGATCGGACCGTATTGCACAGTTAATCACAGTGCCAAATTGGGTAAATCGTGCATTATGAATACAGGTGCGTTTGTGTTAGGTAGCAGCACAATTGGTGATAGATGTGTGCTTAGTGCTAGATCGACAATTATTGATAAAATTACAATCTGTGATGATGTTATGATCGGAGCAGGTGCAATAGTTACAAAGGATATTACTGAACCTGGGTTTTACTTAGGAAGCCCTGCTAGAAGAAGAATAAATGTCGAATGAACAAGTTTTGTTGTCTTTATGTTTGACTATACTAGTAGTAGGAAGTGTTTATACTCACACCGGATGGAAAAACATAAAAAATTGCTATGCACTGTGGTTTACACGAGCATATTGGACTGACTATAATATTGTAGAAGCAGCAAGTTGGATAACAAAAGCAGCAATTATTATTCCGGGACTAATTTTCGGAATACATATATGGCAATTGTATTTTTTTGCTTTGTTTACTTCTGCTACTCTGATATGGGCATCTAACAAAAAGCTATTGCCTACATTAGTAGGATTTAATACATTGTGGATATGGTTATCTACAATGGTGTTAGCAAAACATTTGATTTAGTTACATTGCCTTTATATAATTAAGAACTGTTACCTTGGTATTTTCGTGCCACTGTGACTGTTCGTGTTTCTTCACCTTGCCTGTATATTTACCGGATTCTGTGCAGGCTGGTTTGGCAGTAAAAAAGTTGACTAAGTTACCGTCTGCCGTATGTCCGAACACTACAAACATACCAAACTGGTCAAGCCATTTCGAATTGATGACTGTAAGGTCGAACGTAACCTTTTCTCCTACTTTACCAAAGTATTCCGAGTTGATGTATTCGACCGTTTTTTCTCTGCGTTCCGACGATTTCTTGAAGTTGCTATACACTGGCACAAAGTAAACCATAAAGCCAGTATCGAGGCTCGTAACCGTCTCGTTTTGAATCTTTTCTACCATCTTTTTGGTAAAATCTGACATCGTTTTGCCACAAAACACCGCCATAGTAGCAGCGCCGTGGACAAAGTCGATTGCTTCTTGTCCAGCAGAAACATCAAGTTCTTCTGGCTTTGCGAGCAATTCAGTCATGATGGTTTTGGTGCTTTTAACAGCAGGAACATACACCTCTTCGCCACCGGGTTGCAGACTGTTGTAAGCTGACTGGTCTTGCTTAACGATTTCTCCATTACTGCCTTCTACTGCTTTAAGTGCAGCAGCAACCATAACAGCAGTTGGATAAGTCACCACTTCTCGCTTTTGGTATGCCATGTTGTCTCCTTAAAACGGGATATCGTCGGAGTAGTCCTACGAGGCCGGCTGCAAGGCAGGCTTACTAATCGGAGTATCGTTCTCGTCATCGTCAAAACCGTAGTCCTCGGGATGCCACTGATCGGGACCATTATAGTGAGGATTGGGTTCCTATGTGTCGTAGTCTGACAGGATCCATTGTGCGTCGGGCCTCTCAGCACCAACTACCCAAGCCCACTCGCGGATTGCATCTTGAATATATGACATGATATTAGTCCACCGTTATGGTTGTAGGATCGATCCCAAGAACATGGCAATTGTGATGCCATTGTTCCCATTGCGCTTCGGTCCAGTCTTCGCTGCATCCAGGAAGGCTGTATACCGGCTGCTCATCAACATAGTAAGAAACTTCCATTTTACTTCTCCTCAACAATCGCCGGGCGAGTAACAATCGTCTGCGGCGTGCCGTTATAAACAGCATGTTCCTTAACAGTAAACTTTACCGTTGCAGTTTCGCCTTCGTTCGGGAAACCAGCGGAGTTACCACGGTAAACAAACACGTTACCAGCTTCGTCTTCAGCGATGTTGATGTAACCAATACCGCTATCGTAGTAGTGGAACGTCGGGCGGCTGTATTCAATAACCTTCTTGCACGTCAGCTTCACGACCATACGCTTGCCAACTTCGCCAACGTGGACGCGGTTAGCGTTCTTTTCGGCTTCCTTCTTGGACCACTCAGCCTTGCGTTCAGCAGCCTTAGCGATCGAGCGGCGAATCGCCGCAACCTGGCCTTCAGTAAAACGACCGTAAGTGCTAAAGCCGCCCCACAGCGAGCTAAAGAAATCGTTGCCACGTTCCGCACCAGCTTGGACGAACGCAATCAGGTCGGACGCATCTTCATGAGTGCGGAAGAACGTTTTTTCAGCATTAAAGCGGATGTTGTTGCGGATCGCTGCTTCGTATGCTGCCGGATTCTCAATAACTCGCGTCATTTTCGGGCTCCTAATGCGTTCTTGATGTTGTTATTATACGCTTTTTTGGATAAAAGTCAACCAAAATTTAGACAGATTTACAGCAATTCTGTGGGTCTACATGCACAAAGTTGGGCTAAAATTAAGCAGTTTGTGTAACCTCTTGATTTTTAACGGATTTCTATTTTCTGCGTGGTTTTGTAGCCTCTTGATTCATATGGACTATTTCGAAATTAGTAGTAGATTTGGTTGAAGCAACACGACCTTGCCCGCAAGGAACAATCATGCGGAACGTTAGATTTTTGTCTGGGTTGAGCTTTGCAGTCATCTTAAAGATATCCACAAAGTCATAATCATTTGACACTACGGTAATATGAGTGTACCCATCGCTCACAGCTTTTTGGATGTAAGCCCCAATAAACTTGTCAACTACTTCCTTGCCTACAGTGTAGCCGCGCAGGTAAACTTTATTAAAGTCGTGCTCTTTACGGAGCAGGTGCGGCTCGTTATCGCCTTCACGCAGCATCTTAACCAAATGGGTTTCGGTTCCAACTAAGTGAGTGTGGTATGCACTAACTAACTGCGGAATGCCTTGATCGCCGTCAATAAATGCAATTTTTTTAACTGCTGGCTTGCGGAATTTGTTTAACCAAGCAAACATTTTCGAGCCCTCTTATTACGATAGCTCGTATTATACACTAATTAAAATAAAAGTCAACCGAAGTTTTTTGCCACTTCTGTTAGCTTTTTGTGATCTTGTACCAAGGATGCGTTATGCATCAATTTTTCGTAGTTTTTAAAATACAGTTCTTTTTGGTATTCTAAATCAAATATAATACGCCTGTTCATGTTGAGTGCAGCAACGGTTCTTTCGATAGGGCACTTTATAAATTGATAGCTATGATCGATTATATCATTAAATGTTTCAAAACCGAATTTAGAAGCGCATGCCTCTGATTTATACCCGCCAGGCCAAATTACAAAGTGTCCAGAGATGTATGCTTGCACTGTTTTTTCGGTGAACATAAACCCGGGCTCAAAAAATGCTGGTTCACAAACTAAACTTAACACCGATTCAGAATAAAATTTAGTTCTTAGAAAAGAGAAATTAGTAAAGTTATCACCGTAAACGTAGTAGTTGCCGTTCTTCTTAGAAGTCCTTTTTAAGTCAAAAGAAATAAAATTTTCAGGTAGTAAAAGAGAGGTATCTTGTAACCCGAAGTTGTTAGTCAGGAAAAAACTGCTAAAATGATCTGGATTCGGTGTTGTAGCAGAGTATTCAAACGGTATATGCTGGCAATTATTTGCTATCCAGCAGTTAGTTATCATTCGGTTATATCTTGGCTTGTTTGATAAAAAAGTAAAGTGCTTCGATATCTTTTTGTTCTTAGTAAAGTTGATAGGTATGGTTTTTAACATATCACTAAACACTAACAATCCACCATGCAGCAACTCTGGAGAGAAATCCAACGAATCAAATAGCGAAAACTGACTAAATGATATTTTTCTTTTTTTTGATTTGTACAAAGAATTTAAGAAATTTATAAACTGTTGCCCGTTGTCTTTTAGTTCGGCTTCCTGATAGATAGGACACCCTGTATTGTTAATAAACACAGGCTGATGATCAATGATCTCCACATCACTACCGTCGTCTGAAATAGAAAGAACATCAGTTGATTGGTGTATAATCATTGATTATTTTTAACTAATCTACGGAGTGCATACTCTGCTACTGATAGCTCAGACCTTGTTTGACCGAGCTGCCGCTTTAACTTTTCTATTTCTTTTTGTTGTTTGTGCAGCAGCTCGTGAACTCCAACCAAGTCTTCTTTAGTTAGACGCAGTTCCTTGGCCTGAGACATCAGATTCGGTCTCG